AGGTTCTCATATGCAAGTTGTAATCTACTGAGAAGTTCTCTCGCAGTAGACGCTTTGTTGGCCAGAATACCAACGTTTACACTGTCATTGAATACAATGTAGTGCAACAGATAAGATACCGATGTAGTAGACTTACCAGTCTGTCGAGGCATCATACAGATATTAAATCTGTTTTCATGAAACCTATTAATTAATTTTTCCTGGAACTTATAAGGTTCAAAAGGAACAAGACCTTTATCCAGAGAAACAATGCGAATGTAATTCTTAGCGAAGTAGACAGGATCTTCTTTACACTTAATAAATTCTTCGATCTGATCCTTTGTGAACTCAATCGCCGTGTTGGCCTTTTTAAGATTCGGGTTGCCAAGATAAACCTCACTCATCGTCTAATTCTTTGTAGGCCAACTGCATTATCGTATATATGTAGTAAGCCACACCCATCAATAATAACACAAGTGATATTACAATACTCCAAGTAACATCATTTACATCATTCAGTGGTCGGAGGAGAAGGTTCATGGAACTGATAATCAAGTATCATTCTATATAAACAATCTTTCATGTACGTCAAATATTGTTGTTCGGTGGGATCGCCTCCCGGCCACTTTTCAAAATGAAAACATACGGACTTGTATAAAATCCGTATGTCATCTATAGACAAATCTACTGTATATGCTGGGTCGGAATTCATGGGTTGTTTGGATCGATTTCTAATTCATTGAGATAATCAATCCACCATTGTGGATCTTTTTGTCTTTTCCAATTGGGAACAGGTAACCCCAATTCAGAATAATGCTCTTCTAGAGCATTATCTATAATCTGTGCGATCTCCATACTCCTCCTCCTCTTCATCAACGTCTGCATATGGATTCTCCACAAAGGGTCCTCGTTTTCGTAGAGGTTCTTTTCTGACATAATCCGATTCAGCATTAACGGCAGAAATCCAAACGGCAAATTTCATTACGACATATATGACACCTAGAGGCAAAAAACACAGAATTAGTTTAGTAGTGTTCATTGTCCTCCTCAGGTTCATACAATGGACAAGGTTCTTCAAACAGGTGTGCCATCCGAAGTTGATACACCCGTTCTCTCAATGATTTGTAAAATTCCCTTTTTTCTTCTTCACTCATGTTTCTTTGAAAATGGTTCCCAGTGCTGCCAGTTGAATTTGTGGATTGCCCAGATACCAATAACAGGAACAAACACTAACAATAATGATAGTGTTCCAAGAGTATATGGATTATTTAGTGTCCAGGCTGCAAAATGCCCAATTTTGTGTATCATTTTTCTCTAAAATACTCTGGTATAGGACAACCTTTGAATCTATCAATCTCATCCTGTGCAAGGACAAACATACATGCGAATCCTATGCAGAATGCTAGTAGATACTCATGTATGGTAACTCTCATGCTGGATAATCCCAATTAGTTATTTGTTCCGTTTTGTGGAGTGGACCCCATAATCCTTCATGGTAAATGTAAGGTGCAGTTCTTACAGGACACTTATCTCCTGTACACAGAAGATCATCAACGATTCTCCACGATTCTAATACCTCTTCAGAATGAACAAAATGTGATTGATCTCCTTCAATCGCATCATAAAGAAGTTTTTCATATCCATCAACACCTAACCAGTCAGGATATCGATGTGTCAACGTTGCAAGTTCAACTGAATCACCTAGTCCAGGAGACTTGACATCAATTTGAATATCAAGGTGAGCATGTGGTTGAAGACGAATAACGATCCTATCATTAGCCTCACCTTCAAACAAACTCAGTGGAGGTGCTTTGAGTTTGATAACAACTTCAACACACTGATAAGGCATTTTCTTACCAGTCATAAAATGAAATGGAACACCTTTCCATCTCCAGTTATCAATATAAAGATCACCTGCAACAAAAGTAGGTGTCATTGACTCTGGACCCACACCTTGTTCATCTCGGTATCCCTCATATTGACCAGTGACAAGTTTATGGCCAAGTCGAGTTGCAGAAAGAACTTTTACTTTTTCTCTGCGAATTTCTTTCGCCTCCATACGACAAGGTGCTTCCATAGCGATGAGTGCAAGAACCTGCAACATGTGATTCTGCAACATGTCACGAACGACTCCGGCCGTTTCATAGTATTGAGATCTACCTTCACAACCAATAGTTTCGGTCGCATAAATTTGAACCTCTTCTATATACTCCCTGTTCCAAAGTGGTTCAAGAAGAATATTCCCAAAGCGAGTAGCAAGAATATTGTTGACAGTATCTTTACCAAGATAATGGTCAATGCGATAAACTTGTTTTTCGCGTAGATGTCGCTCCACCACAGACTGTAGATGATTAGCAGATTTAAGATCGTACCCAAAGGGTTTCTCAATAACAACACGGGAGGTTTCTGGGTCGTCGAGGAGGCCTGATCCTTTGAGATTGATGATAGCATTCTCATAACGTTCTGGTGGTACGGACAAGAAATAAGTAGTGTCATCACAGTCTGGAAGATTTTCCAAACTTCCAGGATTATCTAAATCTGCAGTAACCCATTCAAGACGATGTAAAAAATCTTCTGGGTAATCACCCAACTGTTCAATCCAAGTTTCTTTACGAAGTTCTCTACGAGATGTACCAGTAATTATTAAATTGGTTGGTAATAAATTTTTTTGATGAAGCTTGTAAAGAGCAGGAATAAGTTTTTTCTTTGCAAGATCACCAGCAGCACCAAAGATTACAATTTGATATGTCAAAATTTCAGTGGGCGGTTCCATTTCCTTTGTAGTCCTCCGAGTCGTAATACGATATTTCACCCTTAAATCTTCCAAATGCGAGGGTGGCACATACAAACGGTATTGAGATCCATAGAAGAAATTCACCTAACATCATGCCCCCCAAACATAGCACGCATACCATTTAGAACCTTGGACGCGAAAGCACCAAGACGGCGTGAACCAAAACGTTCATAGAGAGCGCTAGAGATAACAGGAGCGGGTACGCCAAGATCCACAGCAGCGTGAACAGTCCAACGACCCTCACCACTATCGCTAACTCCCCCATCGAATTTGCTAAGCTCTCGATCGTTCCTAAGAACATCAGCGGTAAGATCAAGTAACCAGCTGCCAACCACAGAACCGCGGCGCCATAACTCAGCCACTTCAGCAACGTCAATATCGTAGCAGTAATCTTCTGGATTCTCCATCGGAGCCACCTCAGCATCACCTGCTTTGACGTACTTGCTCCCAGCATTAGCTTCATGCAGGATATTAAATCCTTCTGCGTATGCTTGCATGATTCCATATTCAATTCCATTATGAACCATCTTTACAAAGTGCCCTGATCCAGGGCCACCACAATGTAACCAACCAGTCTCCGATTGTCTTACAAAATCGCCAGGTTTAGTTCTTGGGGCGCCAGCGATTCCTGGGGAGAGTGCGTTAAAAATTGGAGCACAAGCGGCGACCGCAGTATCTCCGCCACCAACCATAAGACAGTATCCACGCTCCAGACCGTAAACACCACCACTAGTACCACAGTCAATATACGCGATGCCAAGTTTTGCAAGGCGTTCTGCCCGTCTCCTACTGTCCTTAAAATTGCTATTGCCATGATCAATAATAATATCGCCTTGACGACAATATCGTAGTAAGTCATTGATGGTATCCTCTACTGTTTCTGCTGGTACAACCATCATGAAGACACCAGGCATGTACATTGTCTCACCTGACTTCTCGCCGTAGATTGCTTTGCCTTCATGCACTACTTGAACAAGGCTTTCCAAAGAAGTGGTACATCCACTGATATAACCCTTTTCAAATTGTTCTTGAGCTTTTGCATAATTGTTCCTGTAACCCCAGACTTCGTGGCCGTGTTTGATAAGGCGACGGGACATACCCTCACCCATTCTTCCCAATCCAATAATCCCTACTTTCATTTAATCATCTCCATTGCTGTTTGTAATTCTTGGAAGTGTTGTATCTCGTCGTTCATAATTTCCCAGATTTTTTTATCGTTCCAGTCTTGATACTGGAGGTAGTGAGCATAAGTCAATGCAGCATGAAGTTCTATTTCATAAGACAGATGGTATGCAGCGCGAGGAGCCACCCAATAATAAACCACGTTGATCCAATAATAGATAAGGACGAGGTGTCTGGCAAAAAAACGATCGATCCAATAAGCATTACCACCCCGACTTTCCATATATTCCAGATGTTCTGTTTCATTGACGCTCTGCTCGAAATGTTGAATCATAAGATCTATGTGTTCTTGGCCACGCAAACCTAGAGATTCACGCAAATGCAATACACTTAAAAATGCAAAATAGGGTGCCCGAGCAATCTCCTCAAGCACCCAAAAACGTTGAAAAAACCTACCCCTATAAAGATAATCAATAATTGAAATTGTGATTGATAGGGCAAATCTGTTAATCTTTTCTATCATGTAGCACCTCTTCGACCCTTTGACGCATCCTTGCAAGGTCTCTCTTTATATATTTTTGTGAGTAACCCCTGCTTTGATGCATTATCATGGTTCCCTGATAAAACATTGTGGCTGCAAAAATTAAAGCAAAAATTACACCAATTAATTCAATGTCAGATTGATCCATGGAAATACGGGGGGAATCACTCCGATGAGCCGTAAGAGACCTTCAGCAAAAAGAGCAAGAACAACCCAACCGACACACATAGAAATAATTGAGGCATTACGATTGTGTTTACGAATTGCTGCATCGATCATTTCCTGCACTTCTTCTTTAGTAACATGATGTGTCGGTTCAATTTTTTTAAAACGATGCGCCAAAGTACTAAACATCCCCCATTCCGCGAAGTTCCTCAAGCATCTTTTTACGAGTCTCTAATGCACCTCTAATGTAACCCTCTCTTGAGGCCCATGTGTCTCCACCATCCATACCTTTGGATGGATTAATACACGTCTCATCTCCAAGATTATTACAAACTAAACCTGCAAGGTCTAGTTCGTTACCAGTGTTTCCAGTCCCACCCCAAATGTGTTGGCCATTAATCCATGTGGCTCCGCACTTCGGACATTCCTTTCTGCTTAGAGAAAGGTCGGACATTGTTCTGTCGTTTTCCATTTTTGTTGTGTTTGATCCCAAGTTGTCGCTCCAGCTTGAGCATCATGAAGTACATTCTTAGTCTAATCACCTGATACTTGAGTGTCAACTCGATGTATGCAAATAAACGCATTGTACCTTCAATACCTGCATACCAAATCATCCATAAGACAATGACTATGGTCAAATAAAGACCAATCATCTGCGGATACATATAGGTTTCTTGGGGCTTAAGCTGTATCTATAAGATACCTTTTTTCTTAACAATTGTGCAGTATAACTTAATACTATCAGCAATTCCAAGCGCGGAGGGACTTATTGATTCTGCTATCTGGATCGTTAGCAGTTTTGGCAGAAGTCAGTTTCTTCTTCATTCCCTTCATTCTTGCACAGAATGACGCACGTCTCTTGTTACCAACTTTCTTAGAAGGTCTCTTCAGATCAGAACCAGGGTTCTCACGTTCGTAAGACTTACGACCCTTCTCATTCAGGCCACCTTCGGGATCTTTACCGGCCTTTTTTGTCCAAGCCGCTTCATCCACAGTTTTTCTACGACCACCACTCATTATTTGATCATGAGACATAGGTCTATCTTTCTTTGGATTGGCAACAGACTTTGGTTTACCAGTTCTCTTATCAATGAAATCGGAAGGATAAGTTGCTTCTGTCATCTCACCTTCTGGTTGATATGAATCAGATGCCAATCCTTGTCCAGGCTTTCCAAAATACCTGTTATATGCTGGACTTGTACTTCTATTATAAGTCTTTTGACCTGTTTGTTGAACTGTAGTTCTACCAGTAATTCTATTGATTCTATTGGTTTGGTTTCTTAGTCTTCTAACTTGAACATCAGAAGCATCTCTTGCCATACGAATTGGATTTGGAATTGGAGTTGGTCCAAGATATCCATCACCTGGTTTTTCTTGAAGTTGTTCTACCTCTTCTTTCTTGACACAGTTTGGATATCTCTTTCCAAACATAGTCTTCATACCTTTTTTCTCATAACCCTTCCAACACTTCTCAAAGAGAGTGTTGTAATAATCATCATTCAGTTCATATGTATAGTCTTCTTTCTTGGAATTGCCCCAGTTGGAAGCACCAACCTTACGACATTTAACCAGAGCACCTGAGGCATATGCAGAAGGCCATACAGAATAACGAGACTTGACCTTGTGATAACAAGCATCTTTTGTTCCACTTCCCTTCCCCTTTTTATCTTTGGCCTCAGTCATGGCCTCAATATCATATGTTGTAAGATCGATTTTTGGTTCTTCTTTCTTCATTGGTTCTGGTGTAATAAGGTCGTCGATTACTGCAAATGGTTCACCATATGCATCAAGAAGTTCTAGTTCTTCTTTTTTTGTTTTTTTCTTTCGGTCAGTTTTGACCATGGTTGGTGCTGCAGCACCAGACTTTTTCTGTTGATTAGGATCTTCACGTCTCTTTGCAGCAGCTGCAGCAAGTCTTTCTTTCTTAGACATGCTTGCTCTCTTTGCAGAAGAGACACACTTTGGAATACCTTCACCAGGTTTGTCACTTGCACAAGAATCACCTGTTACGACATTGACCCAACCCTTCTTACCATCTTTTGATTTGGACTTACCAAACCAATCACGAAGGCCCTCTTCACTCATGATTTCGGTTTCTTCTCTAGAAATACGAATAGTTGGTTTAGTTGGATCGATAGATGATGGGTACACCATCTGCACAACTGCACCAGGATAGATACCCTGTACTTGTTTGGTTACTTCCTGTCTAGTTGGAAGCCTAGAACCAGAGAAGAACATTTGAAGTCTATAAAGTTGACCTCTCCATAAAAGATTTACAGAGATAGTTTGACCTATCTCCATAATACGTTCGACTTTTTCGGAAAAGGATCTCACGGTATCTACACAGACACTTTTTACTATTTAGATGTTCTATCTCCTAAATATCTAGGTCATAGGAGTAATAACATGCGTAAGTTTCTCCCTTTGATTATGTTATTGATGGCCGCAGGGCCAGCAAGTGCTGGTGGTCTTGTCAGTAAGCATTCATCCAGTGTTCAGTTAACTGTTGATGCTGCTAGATCGACTGCAACAAGGCTCGGTTCCTCGTTCAGTATCTCAGGTTCAAATATTGATACTACGGACGGATCAACTGCAGGTACTGTTTCTGCTGGTACTATCACTTCTGGTGTATATGCTCCAGGAACCATTGCTGCTACCCAAGACACTGCAGGTGCAGCATTTAGTTTCAGTCAATCTTATACACAAGGTGATGCAGTTCCAACAGCTGCACCAACTGTAGGAGAAGTTCCTAACTTCTCTTCAGTTACTTCTTACACAGCGGGAACTGCTGGTAATCTAGCAGGTACTGTGACAAGTGCTGGTGTACTGACCGTAACGGCAGGTGGAGCTGGATCTAGTGCTACGGGACAATTCGTTTCCGAAATTACTGTCATAGACTAATGACTAGATTACAAGAAGCAATCGGTCTCGGGTTGGTTCTTGGTGCAATTCACGGACTACTACAATCCGCACATGCAGTGCCAGTAGTCCCAAATTTCACACAGGGCTCAATGACCAGCCATACGGAGACGACATCTAAGATAACAGAGACCATCAATTCGATGGACTACAACACTGGATATCAGTATTCTGCGACTGGTTCTGGTGTTACAGCTAATGGAAATCTGTCTCCAGGGACAGGATCCACAAATGTAACTATTGACGGAGTGACCTCATCATGGACGGGAGTAACAAGCAAACCGACGTTCACACAAACAACCCCAGGCGCAGCCTTTCAATTCACAGAAACATATCAGGGGCCTGGGCTAAGTCAACACACGATTATTCAAAGAGTAACAGAAGTTACAAGCGTAACCGATACTACAAGTATCTTCCAGCAATAATTTCATTATTTTTTGCAACCCCATCTTATGCTGAAACTGTTGGTGGTGTTTCTGCTACTGCTGCTCCTGTCGCTAATTCCTCTGGCAGCGTTACAAACCAAGCTATACAAGTCCTTCAGGGACCTTATATTACCAACACATACGGTGGTGGTATACAATGTCAAGGACCCACCCTCAATATAACTCCATATGTAACTGGCGCTATTAGTGCTCAAAAACCATATGAGGATTATTTTGATTCTCCTGTCTATGACATGAGAGATTTGGATGAAGATGGAGCGCCCGATAATCCTGGATCTATTTTATGGATGCAACCCACAAGAACAGGCCAAAAAGATAATTACAATCTTTCTCTTGGTGTAAGTGCAACCTGGTCACGACCTCAAGACAAAAAACTTCAAGAACTTTGCAAAGAAGCGGCACAAGCAAACATTTCTTTAATGCAACAAACTAATGCAAATAAACGATTAGATTTTGAGATTGCAAGACTCAAAAACTGCGGCGAACTAATGAAACAAGGAATTATGTTTCATCCTAAAAGTCCATATTACTCAGTATGTGCTGATGTGGTAGTGATGAATACAAATGCAATTGCACCACATGTTCACTCTATTCCTTCCCCTTCAGTTTCCGAATCGCGTGTGAGCGAATCCGCTGCTGATCTCGGCGCTCCTTTACAGACTCCACCAGGGTCTTCTTACCCCGTATCGCCGCAATCTTCTTTATCACCTTCTTCACGGTCGGTTTCACAACCTTTAACAAAAGATCAGCAAGAGGCTTTGCAAGCAGTGCAGAGGTCGTCGCTACCACAGCAATTGAGGCGGTAGTAGTTACCATACCTGCTGATGGTATATTCTGAACAATCTGGTCGGGAATAGAAAGTTTCTCAAATACTGGGAGACATTCTTTCCCGACTGTTTCATATTTAACGATTTTCCTATTACCTTCTACAATCTTTCCAACAGGATCCTTTAACTGTTGTGCTCTAGTTGGGCACTCTGGTCTAGTTGGTGTTGATTGAGTATTTGTCTCTGGAGTTTCTGTTTTTGGTTTCTCTGGAGGTCTTACTGGAGGAACTGGAGTTTCTCTAGTAAATTCTAACTTATCTTTATTATAATCAATGGGATTAAAAGATGGCAGTTGGCCATCACAAAATACTTTGGCGCCTTTAGGATCATCACCAACTAGATTATCATTTTTTCCCCTGTCCTGTTCGTGTGCTTCTACACAACCTGGAATATCTATAATTGGCACACCAATATTGACAGTAACTGGTGGTGTTGTTGGCACAGAATCTGGGGTAGTTATCACCCAAGGTTGTATCTCTGGGATATTCAACTCTCGGATTCGTATGTCTTTAATTTCCATTAGCAATCATTAAATACTTCACCAACTTGAGATCCAATTTCAGATCCTGCCTTCTGTCCTAGAAGGAGTGCCCAACCACCTGCCAACCAACCCACATATGGGATGCCAGACAATGCTGGGACAAGTAGGCCACCACTAATCGCGGTCCCCGCCATTGCACCTTGTGACCGTGCTCCAGCGTCCGCCACGATGCACTCTATGTCTTTTACAGACTTTCCCTCAGAATCTACTGAAGCGCCTCCTAGATTGCGTGTGCCCTCTCTGGTGTACTGATCGCGACGGTATTCACGACGTTGTTCTGTACTACCACTAAGAAATCCTTTCTTATCTTGATCAAGATTTAAAGATCTTTCTGATTCTAAAACTTTAGGATCATCAGCACGATATTCGATGCGATAACCTTCTTTATCTGCTTCGATTGTATACGATGAGTAAGGACCACGAGGAAGATTAATTGTAGGAACTGACGGTGGTTCCGCCTTCCTGTCGATCAAATAACCTAGAAGACCTAGATGTGAGATGGCGAACAAAGCACCAGCAGTGCTGATCATTATTTTCCATCCAGATGGTTTCTTTGGTTGTGGTGTTGGAGCAATGTAATCGTCTTTCTCGTGGCTAAAAATACTCATGGAAGTGTGGGGATAGCTGAACCTGTGACGTTACCAGTAGCAGGAGTGTTAGGAATAGCACCACCAGTTACACTAGGTAGTTCTGGCATAGCATTATCCAACATTCCAGGAAGAGCACTTGTGATTGCTTCCGTGGCATGTTTGGTTACTTGTTCTTTGACGCCATCAATCAGGGCATCTTTTTGGAGGTAGATAAAAACTCCACCACCAATAAGGGCAGCACTGGTTAGACCTGACAATAAAGCGACAACATTAATCAGTTTTTGCATCTTTCTTTGGCTCTATGGCAGAAACAACAGGGGGTTCTTCTTCTTTCTTTTTCTTCACTGGTGCAGAACCACCTGATTTAGCAGGTGATAGGCCGAAAGCAGCCAAAGATCCAGAAAATACAGAAGCGATAAAAGTAGGGTCAAAATCTAAAATCTTTTGACCATTTGGCAAACGAACATAACTAAAAGTTAAAAGAGAAGCGGACCAAATGAGGACAACGACTTTTACTAAATTACCAAGAACTTCACTTTTGTCTTCATCATGGTCTTTTTCTTCTACCTTTGCGGGTTTAGAATTAGCCATCTATTTTTCCTTTTTTAAGAAGTTTTTGCAACTCAGCAGTTGATCCTACGAATAGTGCGTTGGTTACATTATTAGGACCCTTTTCTTTAGGTTCCTCAATGTCTCTTAATTTTTTCTGTAGGTCTAATAATTTATCAGTGGCATCAGCCACACTCTTAATTATCTGACCAGTAACTTCATAGGCCCTGGCCGACCCAGTTTCTTGAGAAATCTCCATGATTCCATCAATAGCCTCCTGACCCTTTTCAATTAAAGAGTACAGTTGACCACGGGTATATTCATAGTCTCGTTTTAAGTCTGGTTTTTCTTCTTTTTTAACGATTTCGACATCGCGGCTAACAGGGGTAACCTTATCACATCCATCTGACGATGAAATCTCAAGAGCATCCCCGATTGGATCGTTCGACATTGTGCTTCCTCACTATTAAACATCAGTTCCCTGCGAAGGAGAATATTCTTTGAAATCGGTAAAGAACGAGGTCATTTCGTTGAAACCAAAATCATCACCGTCAAGAATCAAATTATCATCACCAGTTAGAGGCAGATCAGGTGTTCTAGTTCCACTGATAATGTTCACAACAGATCCATTAACATGATCAGTTGCGGTTGTTCCATCAACACCGCGATAGACGGTGATATCATTGCCCGAGATGGAGCGTATTTGCATATTTTCAGAACCAATATTAATGTAATCGTCAACTGCAAATCCTGTTGCATTTTGTAGGTTTACAATTGTTTCCTCAGCATCTAGATCATTAACGAGTCTTCCCGTACCGTCATTATCATAATCCTTAATTGCACGGGGAGTTGCGCGATATCTAACCTCTCTTCTTGCACGGAGTTTATCCGTATCCGTAAAGTAATCGACTTGTACCTTCTTGATAAGACCGTCTGGCGTGTCTGCGATAGCACCAAATAGGTAAGTCTTGGCCGTAAAGGTAATTGATGTAATCATTGCACGGCGATTATCAAAGTTACCCTCATAATCATCAGACATATTGATGTTTTCAATCACAATGGGAACATCTCTTTTTTCACCAATACTATCAACTAGATTAATAGTAACATTCAAAGATGGTTGAAAATATGGCAAAATTTGTTCAATAATTTGGAGCATATCATCATTTGTTTTTGTTGCAATACTCAACTGAAATGCAACGTTATAAGGAACAGGCATGAAAACCTTTTTTACGTTTCTCGCTGCATCACCTTTTACAGATTTAAATGTTTGAGTAACAGTTGCCTTCCTGGTGGGATCATAAGTAATCCCCGTCATTTCAAATGATAATCTGGGTAGAGTAATAGCAGGTCTACCTCTCAACTCACCCTGTTGTTCAAGTTTTGCCAAAAACTTTTGCATTGGTCCATAAGCCAATGGCACCTTCATTCTGTTCTCTTCTGTTCCAGCATCGTTCTTCTGACGAATTTCGATGTTGTTAAAAAGAGTACCAAAACCAATGACGGTTCTTCTCAGGATTTGATGATAAAAATATGTGCCAACCATGATGTTTTTTAACTATTTAGAAAGTACCGAATGGATTTGTTTCAGTCCAATCAACAATACCATCTACATCTGTAGCTGCATCTTGAATTTCGGTATTCGATTCAAATGCATCAACACCAGTTGATTCATCATGTTCATAGGAAATACTATTCAAAATGTAGTTGGCTGTTACATGATCCAAATCTCCAGTTGATGTTGTGGTTGCAGATCCCGCGATAACTTCACCAATCGCCAAGTTACCAGCAACATTATAAACTTTCAATACATTTGTGGATGCATTCCATTCTTTTACTAACGCTGTCGCTAAACCACTTTGTCCTGTAATTATTTCATTTAAAAGGTAATCTCCAGAGTTAACAGGAACCCCTGGTTCGTCAAATGTTATTGTTGGAATAGTTGTATATCCAGCACCAGCGTTTGTAATTGTTGTTCCAGTTACAATACCCGCACTACTGATAAATGCTGTTGCTGTAGCCGTACTAATTCCACCAGTGAGAGTCACTGATGGGATAGTAGTATATCCAAATCCAGCATTAGTTATTGTTGTGGAAGTAATAATTCCAATAGAATTTATTTGAACAGTTCCAGTGGCTGTACTGATGCCTCCCGTCAAAGTAACAGTTATGGTATCCGTAATACTATAACCAAATCCTGGACTTGTTAAAGTAACTCCTGTAATAATTCCCGTACTATTAATAAATGCTGTTGCTGTGGCTGTAGATCCAACTCCAGCTGGATCACTAATTGTTAATATTGGTGCGCTATAATAATATGCACCAGAATTTCCAATGCTAATGGAGTTAATTGTTGTTCCAATACCAACTCCCGCAGTAATGATTCCAGATCTAAATCCAGATGGATTTGCAATAGTTACTACTGGATTAGTTCCATAATTTTCACCAGGACTTGAAACACTCAAACTCGATACTGTACTTGCAACACCAACTGTTGCGATTCCTGCTGTAACAATTCCTGCCTTAAATCCAGTTGGATCGGAAATTGTAATGGTTGGAGCTACAGTATAACCAACACCAGATTGTGTGACCGTAATAGAGGTCACAACACCTGTCACAACATTTCTTGTTTCTGAAGTGGTTCCAATGCCAATACTAAACGCATCGTAACTTTCAGCTGCGGTTACAATACCAACTTTTCCTTGAGCAGCTAACGTTTCATAGGGACTCGATATAGCAGCTGTCGTAACTACAGTATATCCAAATCCAGCATTAGTGTATCTAATCTGTGATACTGTTCCCGCAGAAGATACAACTGCTTCAATTACGGCATTTGATGTAGAGAGTCCACTTGGTGAGGTAGAAACCGCAACGACTGGTGCCTTAGAATATTTTGTACCTTCAAAGAACGTATTAAGATTAAGAACACCATCACCAATATTAGCTCTGGCCTTGGCACCAGATCCACTTCCAAGTATGGTTACAGTTGGTGCTGTAGTATAACCAAATCCTGGATTTGTAATCTTGATTGACTGGAGAGAATATGTTGTAGATCCTGCTCCAATTGTTCCAATAGCCACAGCAGTAGCATTCCCTAGAACCGCACCATTTGGTGAAGTTGAAATAGACACAATTGGAACAGATTCGTATCCATAACCATCATTTTGAATGATGATTTCATGCACTCCACCATTAACGGGACTGAAGTTAGCTGTTGCTGTCAAACCAGCACCAACCAAATTTAGAGTAACAACATATCCAATGTCTGCTGCATTATCATCAATATCACCAATACCCGTGTCAATGACCTCCTGTTCATATTCAAAGAGTTCACATCTCAGTTCAAAAGTTGTTAATTGTCCAAATTGATAGAATGGACTTTCATGTTCAACAAATTTAATTTCAAATAAACTATCTGTAAGTGGGAAATAAATTAAATCTCCCTCCATCGGTCTACCAAAGGAAGAATCCAATCTTCTGTCTTCGGCAGAATCTATGTTTGAAGCAAGTTCTCCAATATAATCTTGAAATCTTTCCTTGGAAATGATGAATGTGGCTTCGTCAGTTACTCTGATACCAAATTTGGTCATCAGATCACCAGAACCCTGAAAACCATCTACATTTGCAATATAAGCTTCAATCGGATATGCATCATCAAATCTAGCGAGAATGTTCTCTCGCATGATTCTGTCAGTACCCATATATTTTCTGGGCATGTAATAAACCTCTTGGCCATACATCCTAAGATGTTCATTAACCAAGTCTTGTACCAGTCTCTGTTCACTGGCTACTGCTTGTCGGAAAAAAGGATTTAGTGGAGTCATCAGCCGATCAAATCAAGGGGAGGAAGTTCATAGTCAAACGTCATTCTTTGTTGCAACTCTGCAAGCTCTCTGAGTGCATCTTCATAGAGTTGTCTACCATTCAATGTAAGTCCACCAGGGAGTTGAACACCTTGGAACTTCATTAAATTTTGGCCCCATTGTCTTTTGATCAATGAAGTCAAATATTTTTTCAGGTAAGAATCATTATAAACCTCAGAATTACTTGATGGATCTAAGATTCTGAAACAATCAATGACTAGGTAATCTCCTGCTGTTTGAGATTCCCAATCCATATCAATATAGAGTCTATTACCCCTTTTGTTATATCTTACTTTTTTATCTGGACTAATTAAGAATTGAATAGTTTCAAGATACTCTTTGACCATTGTGTAGTTCAATAGTTCCACAGAACTAAAGTTATAAACATCGTTCAGGAAAATTTGATAGGAAATACTGAACATGTTCTGTGAAATGGTATTATCATCAAATCTGAAAATACCCTGAACTCCTATTACATGATCTGGAATTTCAATATAATTTCGCGCTTCTGTATATTCTGTTTTGGTTGAGAAAAAGTGAGTGGCTCCTACACCAACTTGTTCAATAGTTACTCCCAATCCAGTTTTGGCATTTGCAAGGCTGGTAGCCACCCGTATTTCGTTAGGACTATCAACAATAGCATAGTATTCAACACTATCAGTGCTAATGCCCAGAAAAGCTGTCGTTCCGATACCTGGCACAGAGATGCCATCTGCGATTGCGATTGAGGTGCTACCTGCGCCTGTAAAACTATAGAAGATTTGTGTTCCTGTTGCAAGGCCGTGATTTGGTAAAATGAAACTTCCAGTTGATCCTGTATCAGCAGTTCCAACCTTTACTATTTCTCCATTACTGCCGTCAAATGACTGTGAATGAATACCAATAGAACCAATCTGCTTAGTTCTCGCTGCGTCAATTTCCCATTGTTGGATTTGGTGTTTGAGAAACATTCTCTCAACACCATCCATATGTCGTTCTTGAAAGAACTGAATGGCATCATCTACAAGATCATCAATTTGATCTTCATCTACATTTACTTCCAGAACTGGCTCACCCAGCTGTCTAAGACAGTAATCGATCAGTTCTTGTCTAGTGCTAGGTTTAGCCATTTATATAGAACTAGCTTCCAGCTATTTAGTAGTCGTCTTTTAGTAGGTGCCGCAATCAATGGTGTCTGTGTAGACAGGAACACCACTTAACGATGTGAGTAAATACGTTGATGTGGAAATACCTGCCGTTGGGGAAGAAGTAAATCCCACTCCTCCATCAGTTCCTGCATATGCAACACCATTAGTATCAAGACTATCTGAAATAATTAACGACGCTAAAGTGGAGACACCACTTACAACCAAAGAATCAAAGTCAGCATCAGTGCCAGTTAGTCTAGTTACATTTGTTGTTCCACCTATAGAAGTTACATATGAAAGTGTAGTTGCATTTACAACTGCAGATGTTCCAACACCTACGGGTGTATTATCAATACTTCCACCTTGAATCGTAGCCGATGTGATGGTAGAAGCACTAGATATCGTTACGTCAGAAGCATGAAGAGATTTCCATCTAGCTGAAGATGATCCAAGATTATAAAGATTGTCGCTCAGTGGTTCCCAATGTTGATTGACTGTAAATGAGTCTCTGGAATTACTCCATACAATCTCGTAATCAGAATCACCTTTAATGGCAATACCACCACCGTCAGCTCCAGCGTCTGAAGGACTTCCACTATCTGGCACCGCCAGATCAATCTTCTTATCTTCAATTTGAGTTATAGTTGAACTCAAATATGTCAAGTTACCATTAACTGTCATGTCACCAGTGACAGTTAACGCACCTCCTACTAATACATCATCATCTAAGTTTACGGTAATTGTATTACCATTACCTACCGCTACGGTATTGAGATTTGATCCACCAAGTATATGTAAAGACTCTGATCCAAGACCTACACTACCAGTAAACTCATCTCCAACAATATTGAGTCTCTGATCGTTAGTAGCAAATCCCAGAACTCCATTTAGACCTTGAACAAGGATTTGTCCTGTAGTTCCACGACCAACTGGAAAAGTATATGTTGTAGCTCCAGAACCTACCGTAAGGTTTTCAATCAGGCCAGTGGTAAAAATACCAGTAAGTCCAAAGGAACTATTGCCCGCAGACACGTTTTCAACATCTAACGTGCGTGTCGAATCAAGAAACTGGATTGTACTATTATTGGTTATCAGACCATCACTATTAACAAATAATAGTGGACCACCATCAGATGTTGTTGATAATCCAGTAATTAAAAGATCATCTCTGGATACATACGTCGTAGATCCAAAAGAAACCGAACTAGCAAAACTTACGGTACTAGCAAAACTTATATTACCATCAAAATTAACATCCTGAAAAGTTGCTATACCAATTGAATAAAAATTGTCAATTGTGCTTCCTGCACCAACAACTATAGCAGAATTTTCAGTAAGAGTTCCTGGTTGGTGATCTAATAATCTCGCATTCCACTCACCACCAATTACTACTGGATCTCCTTGATCATTACCAACGAATAATCTGCCTGCCTTATTATTATAAGTTGCAGAATTAGAAACATCAATCGTTACGGCTAATTCGCCATAATTTAGTGATGTAGGGGCAGATATTCCTGTTGACCTTTTAATCTTAATGATAGCCATCAGAAGGTGCCTCCATCAATCACAGTGTCATCACCCAAATTTGCTTGAGCTGTCCAAAGTCCAGTGATTGCGTTATACACCAGGATGTTACCATCAGCAACACTAGAAACACTAGTGTCTGAAAGAGCTCTGAGAGTGCCACCAGCGGCAGCTCTAGAAGTACTAGCGACTTTAACTGCGTTAACTCCGCCAACCGTAATCCTTATCGGATTAGCCATTTACTTTACCCCACCGTTTTAGTAGCACTTTCTCTCACTAAAACTTGGCCCTCAACAACTTTTGTTACATCGGAATTTGAATCACTTAAAAAGATGTCATAAATGTATCTACCAGGTTTTATTGTTTTAGTTACATCTCTTGTCATTGCAAGTTTTAATTGACCAGCCAATCGGTCAGTAAAACTAACAGTAAAGTCATATGACCTCTTACTACTAGAATGCTTTCTTATTCGAGCACTAGCAGTATAATTTGTAAGATTTAACGCATCACCATTTGCAGCAGAAAGGTTAAACGTTTGTTCAAAATCGGTGCCTTGATCAATAATTAAGTTAACGACATAAACAGCCATAACATCAATAGCACCTTATCTATAAGATATTTATGTGTTCTACAGTTTATTAATCAAATCCTTCAATAATGACTTGATTTCTACAATTTCATCTTCAATGTTGTCAATTCGATTTTTTTCTTTGAGTTTTTGATTTTTCATTGCCATATAATTTTGATAGGCTGCGGTGTCGTTATTAATAACGGCACCGCTTTCCGTATCTCTCAATAATTCGGCATGTCCTTCTACTTTTTGATACATTATGCAAATGCGATGGCTCTAAGTTCTTTGATCTTTGGAGGGTATGCTTGGTTTGTTCCAGTCATAATGACTTTGATTTCAAATCCAGAAAATTCAGGTAAATTTTTCGCGGTAAATTGATAATCTCTAAAGTCATTTCTAGATTTTGCGGGAGGAACTAATGCATCTGGATGTCCATTATTATTTTTGGGATCCGTTACTTTATCCCCAAATCCATCTCCAGTTGTATCTGTAAGATTTTCATAACCAGGGAACAATTCAAACGTTTGTTGATCATCAGCAGAATCAGATCTGAAGAGTTTATACATTACACGGAAATCTGCACTTGGATCTCTATACGCCGAGAATTTAACTTGGAGTAAGGTTGCGGGATTTTGAAGATTAACTCTCTTACTCAGATAAATTGCAGCGTTAGGATCGTCAAATCTAGAATTGACTCTTCTGTCATCGGGGAAGTTCGTAATTTGTTGATCCAATCTGTTTGTCGTTGTAATGACAGACATTCTGTCAGTATCAATTACAGGAGAAACATTAGGATCTCTAGTGGAAAGAACTAACTCCATTGTAAATGACTTACTACCAGGCAGAGCGGATAATTTGTCCTGTTCATTAACCTTGGATGCGATCATCCTTGGAGAATCAAAATTGTTTTGTCCACTGATGTCAATGGTTTCAAATCCTTGATCTTGGAATGAAACTTCATTACCATCTATACTTGTTCCAGAAATTGTTCTAACTCTTCCCGAAATGTTAGTGGCCTTAGGAGCAGTAAACTGAATATTTGGTGTCAGTGTTTCAAAAGCAATGTTTTGAGTCGCTCTTGCTCTGGAACCACCAAGATTTTGAGTATCGGAAATCTTAAGTGTAGGGAAAGAGTTAGTTCCATCTCTAACGGTGCCCACTCCTGTTGAAGTTGTATCAACTTTCAGATAGTAAGTATCAAGTGTTCTGGGTACGTTGTTAGCAATTTCTGCAAAACTATGGGTCTTGTTAATTCTTCTGAGAGAAATTCCAGAAGCTTCATACTTAGTAACTAGATCACCCACTCTGTGAATTTGAGCAACAGTGTTATCAATTCCTCTTGTAATACCAGTGAGTTTTTGTGGAGTTGATCCAGCATCTACACCAGTATATTCAATGATTTCATCATTGATTTTCGCATATCCAGGGTTGGTTGTGGAAACACCCACATTTTCAAAACTTGCAAATAATCCAACAGCTGCAATTTCAACATCAGTTGTACTTGTATTTGAATACTGTGTAGAAACTGTTGATGTTGAAGTAACACCAATTGCACCAGAAATAGTTACTTTGTTGTTCGCAGCGTGCATACCGTGGTTTCTCTGAGTAACCTTGAAATGTAGGCCATCTCTGTAAGGTTCTGTGTTAGAAATTGCACTTGGTATGGATCCTGTGAGTGTAGATGCAACACCAACAGAGTTGATTGTCATCAGTTCACTGGATGTATTGAATGTTCCCTGAACTTTATCAAGAATAAGGGAATTTGTTGCAGAAATAATACCAACATTGAATCTGATGTTTCTTCCAGTTTCACCTAAATCACAACCAAGAACATCACCTTCAGCATAACCAGAACCACCAGAAACTACAGTTACAACTCCAACAGAACCAGATGTAACTTGAATATTTGCAGTAGCACCAGATCCATTACCAGTAATTGTTGTAAGTGCAATTCCAGTATAGGTCAGATTTGATGCTGCTGGAGTCAGACCAGTTCCAACAGTATTTGTGGTAATACCACCTGCCTCTGTGGCAGAAGTATTGATCTTAATAGCACCAAGACTCTTAGTTACGTTTCCTTCAGCAGTTTGATTTCCAACCTGAGTCATTCTGCTTCCAATACTGAAATCTCTAGTGATAACAGTAGAACCAAGGCCAACAACAATTTCTTGAGTCAAGAATTCAAAAGCATTTCTCCTCAATCTTGGATTGTTTTGAACACCTACACCCAGTTCAGGATTATACAACTTGAGTGTTCCTGGAACCAAGGTGAAATCAGCCTTATAAAGGGTGAATTTCATGTCCTCAAACTGAGAAGGTGTCCATGTAGAACCGTTCTGAGACTTAAACAGAGATCCCATGTATGGTTGTTGGGATACAATGGTTCTCTCACTCTCAGGTAAAGAGGCAGTTGTTAGATCCTCTTGTTCCATCTCTGCAATGAATACGTTGTAATCATTCGAGTTTGAGATCAGGACAATTGCATATTCTTCAACACCTGCCAAGAAAACTGGTGATGGGAAAGTAAATCTTGTTGGAACAGTACCGTCAGTTGACAGATTAATTTCTGCTGGTTCAAGAGTAACTTCACCAAATGGTACAACTGTACTGGTAGGCAAACCAGTTTTCATTGTTCTGATTTGACATGTTACAGGAATGTTTGCATCTCTTGTACTAAAGAAGATGTCAACAGACGTAATAAATGCACCATTCTCCTCTGGAATTTCAAAGGACTGTGCCAATGGATCACCCCATCTTCTTGGTGGTGGTGGAGGTGGTGGGCTAACAAATCTTCTCAGGTTTACATCACGGAGTTCTTCTACGGTTACATCAACAACACGTTGAATAGTAGAGTCTCTTACCGTATCATCAGTAAAGGTTTCTCTTTGAATATCTGCATTACGAACATTAATTACATCCTCCTGGAAGGTATTAATTGTTCCTTCTGCACGATATAAGGACTCTGCGGAAGATGGATTATCAGCAGGACTGAGAGAGTTCACAGGAGAACTTGTGACTCTGAAACTTCTTGTACCAGTCTCAAAAGAAGGAGCAGTAACAGAAGTATTAATATCTGGAATGAAATAAGATCCAATTAAAGTACCCTTTTCATCCGTAATGAGTCTTAAATCATTGATGGTGGCCTCTGCGCCACTTGTCTGACCAATAAGTCTCATTCCCTTAGCAGCAAATCCTCTAAAATCTCCCAGAACTTGAAGTTGAAGAGAAGCTGTATCAACGTTAAGAATAGAACTTGTTGCCGAATAAACGGAACTAATTCCAACAGCGTCAGAATATGGGTTTACATCATAGATTGTTGTGGGGTCATCATATGCGCCGAGTTTGTGGTTAGCAGCTGCAACACGGAATGTGATTTCTGGTCCAGTTCCTCCAGCAACAACATTATCACCAGGAGTGGTTCCTACTACAGTTTCTCCAACTTGGAAAACACCCTGTTGCATGGTGATTTCAAGTAATTTTGGTGTAGTAAACGAGGTTACATCTACACCATCAAAGAAAGTATAGAACTGTGTTCTTGGTTTGATTCTAGTGGCTACAAACTCAACGTTTCTAGATCTAATGAAAGGAACAATTTCATTATTTACAAGTCTAGTTCCAAGACTTTCAGTATCAATTCTCTCATTAACTTCAAGTTGGACCCCACTTCTGGTAAGACCCGTTTGAATATTAATTGTTTGTAATCTTTCTGTCTGGAACGTATCTCTCATCAAGAGACTGCGGTTTTGCCAACCCCAACCACCTCTCCATCCAGAGTCACTAACAGTAGTGACATTAGTTCTTTCTCTTGAAATTTCTCTTTCGGTAGTTTCAAGAGTTCTCCACTCTTCTTCCCATGCACCCCAATCAATAGGAGCCAATCCAGTGTTAGGATCTACATTCAAAGAAGTCATGAAGGCATCGAAAGATCCTTCAATCTCTACATTGTTGACAGCAAGATTTCTTTCATCAACCCAAACATCAGATGCTGGATTCAATTGAACTCCACCACCCCAACTAATGATTGCAAATGGGTTAACATTTTCAGTTTTGGTTGCAAAGTTTTGTCTTACAAAAGCATTTTCAGTGTAATCTAATGTAACCAAGTCTCCAGTTTTTCTAAGAGAATTGGATTGCAGATCCGAAACTTGCGTGAGGTCTGCATTTGGATTTGCAGTAGTGCCAATGCCAACAACTTGTTCGGATCCCAGAAGAAGATCAATCGCTGTTGTATAGTGAAGTGGTCTTAAATAACCCTTAGATTTTTCAATAGATGATCTGAATATAGGAGATGCAATATTATGTGAAGTATGAGATCTAAAGTTATCTACAAAGAATCCAGACTTGAATCTATCTAAACCAGTAGTTGCATCCTTGATATTGAGGTTTGCAGTATCTGTTTCAAGAAGAGAAAGTTGACTGTAGAATTCAATATTCTCAACTCTCTGTTCCAAACGGGCAATGTCAAACATTGTGTACCGTTTGTGTTTAGAAAGGACGACTCTTGTTTCTGCGTTGGCCTGTCTTACATATGGGAAATTAAAGATAGTAGCGACAGTAAACGCATCTTGAGCAACTTCAGGTGCAAGAGGTCTTTCTGAAGGAGCACCTCTCTTAATTTCAAAAGTGCCTAATTTGTTCAGAATAAGTTTATCAGTTCTTCCCAAATAATATGAATATCCAAGATTTAATGTTTCATCTGGAATAAGAATGTTTGGTACACCAGTTCCTTCTGCTGAGAAATCTCTGAAATCATATTCAAAGGGAGAATCTGTATCGGAAGATGGGCTATAGTTTTTGACTCTGGGTCTAACATCAATAAAATCAGTTATTAAATTAGTTCTAGCAAGAGAAGGTAAATCATTATCATAAGTTTCGGGAGGATAACTATTAACTGTGATTAAATCTCCACCAGCACCAGTATCTACAGTGAAATGATCGTAGATGATTGCAAGTTGTCTGGATGGTTCGGCTGCTCCAGGATCTCTTACAATTCTAGAGTAATCCAAATATTCTGGTCTTTGACCATTATCAAAAGTAAAGTCATCAACAATATTTTTATCACCAATAACTACATTTGATACGGATCCAGTAATACCAGAACTCTTAAAAACAACAGATTCTTCTACTGTAAATCTCAGTTCATTTTCGTAAACAATATCAACAGTCGAAGTTGTGGAATCAACAACTCTAGCCACAGCACCACTAGTAGATCCAAGGATAATTTCTCCCTGAAGGGTATCTGTGAGATCAGAGCTTCTGTTGATCAGAGTTAATTGTGGAAGAGTTGGTTCATCTACGGTTGAGGATTCAAATACAGCATGAACTCTGATGCCATCAGGAACATTGATACAAATCTGATCATCTTCAACCCTGGTGCCATAAACTGTGTTATATGTTAGGCCATTATTAAATGAAGTTCCAGTTGATCCAGAATGTTCATATTTTGATCTGTTAATAACTGTTTTACTGCATCTTGTAAGATTTTTAGTCTTTGATTTAATATTAACCTTTTCTAAAGTTGCAACCAAAACAGCATTTGTATCTGTGGTTTTACTAAGACCACGAAGTGATACGTTTTTAAATGTCGTATTAAAAACAACTTTTGCACTTGTCAAGGATTCAACCGTGCCATCAGAATATACCAGATTATATCTTTCTTCATCAAAGGGTTGGAAGAATAAATCCCTATCTTCAATGGTAACACTTCCTCTGTTAGAAGCAATGTTTAATGTATATTGCTTTCTAATTTGAATGGTAGCATTTGTAAGATCTACACTAGAAATATATGGTTGTGGTAAATCACTTAATAATGTGGAACTTTGAGCTCCAATAATTGTTGGTTTTAAGAGAGTAAAATCACTAGTTTGAATTTCTGTAGTTGTTAGGCCACCATCACAGACACCACTTACACTAGATCCAAGAGAAACAATGGTGATGGTTGATCCATCGGAAGAAATTGCACTTACTCTATTGAAAGTTGGATCGGAGAATCCAGTTCTGTTGTAAGTTACAATATCACCCGTTCTAATTCCTGCAGAAAATCTTTGGCCTGGTGCAGTTACAATACCCGCCGAACCAATGGTAAAGTTAGATCCAAGTGGAGCTAAAGCAAATCTAGAGGAAAGTTCAAGGTCAGCAGTAAATGTATTTACTCCTACCTGTTGTTGTAATGATTTGACATCACCAAAACTATATTCTCTTACAGAAGTAACAACATAGTTTACACGAATTCCATTAATAAAGAGTGGTTCGTCTACAATAAAAGTTCCAGAGGTATCAGTTAATGTAAGTGTTTTACTAGAACTTACATTATCCTTAAGGAAAGCTGTAGCACCACTTCTAGCACCTTCAACACGAACAGGTGTTGTCAGAGTTACATCCGAACTTACAGTTAGGGTAGTGAAAGTTTGAAGATCATATAAGAATAAATCATACTTAGAGGCATCGTTTGCATATGCAGCTGCTTCCAGTTTGTAATCATAAACTTTTGCAACACCAACTTCAATTCCAGGAGTTGTACCTCCAGTTGTTACTCTCTCACTTCTAAGGCTAACAGTTGCAGTCGTACCAAAACCGATGGCAGGAGATCCATAGACATTATTAACAATCAATCTAGAAACACTATCAAAAGCCACCGCTGCAGATTCAATAGTTTTGATTGTTCTTGGTTTTTCTAAATCAATAAGAGTATTACTAATTTTTTCAATATCATATCCTTTTACATAAGCCTTACCTGGAGAGACACTGACTGTCATCAAGTCTGTGCCTGGAGTGTTGCCTTGTGCGGTCTGTTGATTCTCAAAATACACCCCACCATTACCAACTCTGTCGTTCAGAGACTCTTTAACGGTTACTTGGAACGGTTTGATGTAGTAATCACCACTTTCATCATAAGTTCTTCTAGCTAACTCATCTCTGATTAGATTATAATCAGTTTTTTGTATAAGTTTTTGTACTACTCCATTTTCAATTCTGAGCAATTCAACGAAATTTTCATCATTGAATTCATCAAGATCTTTTTTGATCAGTGTAGTTTTGATTTGAAGTCTGTCCGCACCAGGAGCAGCAAAGTTGGAAAATCCGCCAGCGTTATCAAATAAGCTTTCGTCAGCGTATGCCGTTACAAGATTTTCTTCAATAAACAAACCAACTCTTGCATTTGGTCGATCCGTATATTGATCAAGGATTACTGTGTCTGCTAAGACTCTTACGAAAAATCCTCTAATGAAGTAAACACCATCTTCAATTTTAGCCGCAGATGCTATACATGTAGCATTTTCAGGAATACAAGATGCAAATGGGTTATTTGCAATGATTCTAGAATTACCATATTCAATATCAGTGGATGCAATTAAGTTCTCTCCGTCCAGGAAAGACGTAGTTACAAAATCGTTACCAGATTTTGTATACTTAACATAAAGAGTATTAGTACCTCTACTAGATTCTGTCTTAGTAACGTAATTTACTACTTTAGCTTCTACTCCAGAATTTTCACCTCTGATAGTTTTACCAACTACACCTTCAAGATAATCAACAACATCTATACCAAAGAAAGAGTCTGTAACTTCTACAGCGTAATACAGACTATCATATGCAATTTGACCAGGGATTACTTGAGATCCTTCTTTAAAAAAGTGTCTGCCAAATTTTTCAATTTGACCTTGAAGAATACTTTGTAATTGTGTTAATTCTCTAGCCTGGACTGGACTTGCAGGCTTGAACAGGACCCTATTAAAATTTTTGTCCTCATTAAAATCGTCGAAATAAGGACTTACGTTGAGGTTTGTCTCTTGTGGCATGTTCTTAGAACTCTAAAACGATTTTAATGTCTTCTTTCTGGCTGACACTACGTTGAATAGCCGCCCTGTTATCTATGTATAAGATATCTCCAGAATATTTTTTAATTTCTGGAGCAGCCACACCTTCGACGAAGTTTTGACCAAGTTGTACCTGGGCACTACCAACAGTAGTTGCTGTGCCTGGATTTGCGGTGGTGCCAAAACTGGTATCGATACCCAATACCGCTCCAGCACTTTGACCTCCAACAGCGTAACTACCACCAGCGCCAATCTGAGAAGTGAAGTCTACAAGTCTGAATCCATATGTGGTTGAACCAAGGCCAACTGGGTTATAAAGTTTCAAGACACCAGTAGCGCTATCCCAACTTGCGACATATCCTACAGCAGTAGAACCAATTCCAATTGTTTGATAAACGGGAGTATCTACAGTGTATGTTGTGTCAGAAACATCACCACCTACCAATGATTTTAATTTCAGTCCAACGAGAGCACTTGCTCTAGATTGATTAAGTAAGCTTCCCGATTGTGTTGTTGGGTTTCTAACCAGTCCCACTCGGGCAAAGTCGTTTCCAACGATAAAGTCTGGATTAGTCAAATCATTTTCAAATCTAGAATATAGAAGAACTCTAAATGCACCAAGTTCTCTATAAACGTCATTTCCATGACCACCTACAGGAGGTATGATAACTTCAAAGTTAGCGACAGAAGTTGTTCCAACACCAACAGCAGAGAGGCCTGCAATTGGACCACCAGTTTCTGCTCCTGGAGCTCCAGGGAAGAAATTAATATTTGCTCTGGTATAACCAACTCCACCATCAGTGATAGTTACATCGTTAACTTTACCCTGAGCGTCAACCGTGATAGAGGCCTTTCCTCCAGTGCCATCACCAAGAATAGGAATATTGTTAAATGTAGTAGAAATTGGTTGATAACCACCACCAGCATTAACAATCAGGGCTGTTTCAATTTTTCCATCCACAGAAGCATTTTTTACATCAGTGGTATCACCTGTTCCCCAATTATTTGGAACTGGAATGTAGTCAATCGAATCAAATTTGATAATATCACTTGGAGAAATAGTGTAGAGATATTTCCACAAATAACCATCACCAGATGTTCCGGCGGCTTTTGGTTCTAAATCAGTGAAAGTTGGTTCATCAAGAGACTGTTTTCCAAGAGGATTAGTTGGATTTTGTCCGTTATTAATACAAACGTAAACTTTAAACTGACTGTTTACAACATAATATTTTGCATCATATAGATTAGTAGAAGCAGTTTGGGGAGAAAGATTTTCTCTAGTGTAATTGTTTTTATACATCTCATAGACTGTGCCCGCAGCCCATGAGTATTTTCTAATCATTCTTTTCACATCATTTGTTCCCAATTTCTTGAGAGCAATCATTGTGTCATAATCATCATTATACTCCCTAAAACCATCCTTTGGTGCAGGAGTATTGGTATTCCAATCCGTAGTACCATAACCCAGGCCAACGTCCCCAGAATTGGGTAGTCCTAAAAAGGTATAATATGATTGGGTTGTATCCGCAACACCAGCGACAAAATTCGCAGCGTTAAGGATCCTGAATTGATCAGAAATAATCGCGGGCATTTTTACTACGAGTTTTCTATAGGTTTATTTATGTTGTCTCATCAAAGTCACTGTAATTTTCAGACATTGACTTGATTCTGACAACGGAGGCTCCTGTTGAAATTCCAACAGAACCATTGTTTGTTTGAGCAGAGAATGATTTTGGATTTAATCTATCTCTTTGGAAATTATAAAGTCTACCCCAACTGTATTTACCAATTCTTGGAGCAAAGTCGGTAGTTCCAATACCAGTTATACCCTGCACATTACAGAATACTGTAACAATACCAGAAGAAGACTGGTCTTTCTGTGCAACAAGATAAACATTGTCGAGGAAAGTAGTTCCAACACCAATTGGTTCATTACCAACAGTGATAGATGTAGTTGGAGCTCCTGTGACAGAGTTGTTGATTACGAAATACTTACCAGAGTCGATTCCACTTCTAACAATGTCTCCAAATGCAGGTTGATCCAAGAACGCATCAGAATCAAGTTCAAATATCAACATTGGACTTGTGGTATTGATACCAGTTGCAGAGGACGCAACACTGATGACATCACCATAATCACCCTCAACCTCTACACTAACTATACGTTCTCTTGTCACTGGTTCAGTATCAATGAGAACTTCAACAGGAGAATCTGGATTATAACCAAATCCAGCTTCAGTGATTGTAATAGCAGTGATTGTTCCTGCGGCAGAAACTGTTGCAGTGCCAGCAGCAGAAACTTTTGCAAACTCTGAAGAATAAATTGAAGAAGAGAGACCAACAGCGACAAATTTGTTATCACCAAAGGCTAATCCATTAAAGTCTGTACCGACTCCAACGTATTTTTTGTACCAATTGTTTGTATCAACAGAATTCAAGACCATTCCACTTTGACCGATGGCCACCCAAACACTATTTGCATAACCAACTCTATTCAAGTCAAATGTAGCACCAGCGGAAACAACGGTCCAATTTATACCATTATCTGAGGATCGAAGTACAGATCCAGCAGCACCAACTACAATCCACTGACCTCCACCATAGTGAGCATGATTTAATTTGGTTGTAATAGAAGTTGTGGTAACACCAGACCAAGATTCACCGTTGTTAGATCTAAGAATCGTTCCATTATCACCAACAGCGACAAATGTATCTCCATTTGAACCAACACCATTCAAGTTCGCACTTGAGAATTTTTGAGTAACTTCAAAAGCAGTACCAAATCCAGCTTTACCTGCAACAGTAAAAGCAATCGTTCCACCAGCACCAACAGCAACACCTTTTGTTTGACCAAATGTTACATCATTAAAATCTTGAGAAACTGTAATGTCATCAAAGAATGTTAATGGGAATACATTTCTTCTTCTAAGAAGTTTAGAAGCTTGATAGTTATTTCCATCCGTGGAATATCCAACTGTACCAGAAGCACCAACAACAACTGTATGTGTGTTCATGCCTGCAACAGCATTAAGATTACCAATAACTAAACTGTTTCCACTATCATTCCAAGTTTGTCCATCCGTAGAAGTATTAATTCCTGTGGTACTGCCAACAGCAACAAATACACCATAAATGTTTCTAGTAACTCCTTGATACTCAACGTCGGTATAGGAGGAACGTATTGTCCAGGTTTTACCAATCTCTTTAATTTGTGGTACGGTAGAAGCAAAAGAAACTGTGGGGACAGTTTCATAACCAGAACCAGGATCAGTAATGGTAGGAATACCAACAGTTCCTCCTGCAGAAACAGTTGCAACTGCATCAGCTCTGTTGACAATATTGGCCTTTACAAGTTCAATACCATCTCCAGGGACTTCATTTGGAGTTGATCTATTATCATATGCACTAAAGAATGGGAATGCATTATCAACATAAATTTCCTGGGAGTTTACACCGACATTTTGAGTAATGTGAGCTACTGGGAAGATATTTGCAGCTAAATTAGATCTAGCTTTTGTCAATGCTTGATTGTTAAGAATCAAATCTTTAGTTTGTTTTGTCCAAGAAACCATTCTTTCAAAAGCAGGATCATTATTGATTCCTACACCATTATAGAGAACTGTTTCTGTTTTCTTAACTCCAGTAATTTCGGTTACTCTTCTCCGTTTTTGTTCCAGAGAGTTTCCTTGTCTTTGTAATTGTAAGAAATCACCAACTTTAACAGTTGCAAATGGATTTCCGTCATCAACATCATCGTTTCCTCCTCTGAAGAAAAGAATCTGCATTTTACTGCCGGCTTTTGGTGCCTCAGTAAACGTAATTTGTGTTCCTCCATTAAACTCATAAGATTGGCCAGGTTGTTGCAGGACATCATTTAAGAAGATAAGTAAATTGTTTGCAACAATAACTGAAGTATCATCACTGTTAATATTGATAACCTCTTTAGCAGTAACTGTCTGTGTAAGAGTAAACGTTTTTCTAGATCCATTAAATTGTTCGGAAAAATCATCTAGTTCGATTAATTGTCCGAAGGAGAATCCACCAAACTTATCATTAGTTATAGAATTTACAGTAACTGTATGGTCACTATATCCACCACTAGCGGTGGGAATACCTGTCACTGTGAGAACTTCTCCATTTTTATATCCAATACCTGCATCAGTAATATTAAAATCAACAATACTACCACCAGATCCAACAACGACAGTTGCCTTAAATCCAGAACCTGTACCACCCGTATAGGTCATATTTGAGTATGCCGTACCCAGTCCAATATTAATGATTGGTGGTGTAGTGCTTGCATATCCACTACCACCACTAACAGTAGTGATTCCAGTGACTGTGCCAGCAGAACCAACGGTGGCAGTTAAGACTGCAGTAGATCCAATACCGAGTGGATTAAAAATCTCAATAGAAATAGGAGCGGAACGATAACCAGAACCACCACCAGTTATTACAACACTCTCAATAGCTCCTGCACCATTAACAATCGCTGTTGCAGCTGCGGCCACAAGTGGTTGATAATTTGTACCGAAACCAATTGTAACTTCATTAACAATACCACCTCTGGGAAGATTTCTTCTAGAAGAACCAGTAAAAATTACAGAAGCACCAATACCTGGGTCTTGACGCTCAACCATATTAAAATCAACGGTGGGTCTTTGTATAATATTGTTAATAAGAATAATTCCGTTGTTAACAACTTCTGGACCATTTACCGTTGTAACAATACCAGTTGCATCTTGACCATCTTGCAATAAAGTAAATGTCTTTCCAACACCAGTAAAGTTATCACTAATATCATCAAAAATAAAGTTTGAAGTTGGATCTACTCTATTAAAAATTCTTCCTTGGAAAGTAGAATTTGTACCAATACCTGGTTGTAACGTAGAAATCCCCGCTACTGGGCCATTTGGAGGAGTTACAAAGTGAATAACATCTTTAACGATGTGATAATTTCCACCTCGCATAGTACATGCAGCTCCAACCGTATGTGCTGCTGCAACACTTCCAAGAACACCACGTTGAACTTTGAGTACGTTAGTGCTTCCAAATCCAACAGTTTTGACTTCTAAAATTTCATTATCAATATTAATCAAATCATTAGATGTAATTGACGTAATGCCAGTGAGTTTAATTGTTGTAGATGCAACACCTACAGCTTCATCAAGTACAACCGAAATATTTCTTTTGAAAAGTGGAGTTTGAATTATTTCATCAATTTCAATCAATACTCTATCATCAGGTCGTAAAACATTGAAAGAATGATTAGTACCAGATCCAGCGCCTTGGAAACTGATAGCCTCGCCCAATTCAGCAGCAGTCTTCAATCCAGCAACTGAGAACTGATTGTTATTCAACTTAATTGCAAACAATTCCGCAGGCATCTTATCTGTAGAGACGCCACCAAGAACCACATTAGTTGTGGAGATATCAATTCTATTAGTTCCATAAACATCACTGCCAGGATCATATTTGATTCTTTCACCTGTTTGGAAATTATGATTATTAATTCTAAAGACAGAAGAACCTACAGAAATTACTCCCGTGTCATTAGGATTAAAGGGTCTTGTAAAAACCTGTTCACTATTACTTGTAAGGACAAAACTACTCAAACCAACAACTAATGAAGATGTTGTTGTACCAATACCAGTGAATTGTGGTGAAATGTCGTCAAGAAGATCAACTTTGTTAGTCTTAATATTAATAAATGGAGCGATTTTTCTGTTCTTAACAGTAATAAATCTTGATAGACCATTTGGTAGAACTTCTTCACCACCAATATCAAAATCATCTGTGGTGAACATTGATTTCACATTATCAATGTTAATCAACAATCCAGTATCGGCTTGCAATTCTTTTGTTTTAAGATCTTGACTTCTACCAACACCAGCAGATGATTCGGAGGTAATAACTAAGTCGGAGAAATTTTTGTATCCAGTTGGGTGAATAATACTATCAACCGAGGATTTCCAATCTTCATATGGAATTTCACTCTTGAGTGAATATGAGAACTGTTGGTAGTAATCACTATCTTGAATTTTTTGGAAGTCATCATTAAGTTTTCCAGTATCTCTCTGGAAACCCTTTGGTCTTTCAGCAAAAAAGTCTGTAATGAAGAAATCTTCAAACGTCGCTACATTTCGTACAGTTCCTTCAGCACCAGACAATCTTCCTTTAATTACATCACCATCTTTCAAAGGTGTTGTGAGAGATCTCAATCTGAGAGTATTTGTTACTGGATTATATCCCTCATTATCAAGAACAAACGCACGGCCATTAGCACCATAAGTTACTGGTTCACCAAAGAAGAATGGTTCTGGTTGTAATAAAGCACTAAATGTGGGGAGATCAGATTGGCCAATAACTCTTCCAGCAGAAGTGTCTGGATCAAACGTTCCTCCAGTAGAACCAAGGCCTGCAATCGAATATGTGATTTGAGAATTAGATGGATCTCTGGTTTTGACTGTAAACAGAGCGAAATCATAATTTTCCGAGTTGTACCCTCCTCTACTCGAAAAAGTGCTTTGTGCTGTTCCAACACCTTCAACAAATATATTATCTCCAACACTGAATGGGAAGTCAGATCCATCAGCTTTCCATCCATTTGTGGGTTGAGTTAGGGTTATAAAGTTTGTCAATCCATTTGAACTAGTGGATACAATACCAATACCATTACTATTACGGACAGGGATAATTCTTGGTGGATTTGGAACTTCATTAAATCCACGACCAACAACATCAACAGTGACTTGTCCTATAGAAGTTCCACTAAGTTCACATGAAAGTTGTACCTCTGGTCTAGAAGGTACAAATAAGTCTGGAGGAGAAACGTAGTTTCTACCAGCAGTTACGACACCAACTCGTCCAAGAATGAAGTTATTACTTACAGTTACAACTACAGGTAGATCAACAGTTGGTTGAATTGTTTTGTCTGATGGATATTCAAAACCAATCCTTAACATTTCAGATTGGCCAATTTTGCCAACACTATCATCATAAAGTCTTAACAATCCGTTTTCACCAACAGTGGTAAAGATAGTCGATACTCCAGGATTTCTAAGATAACTGAGACCTGCAAAATTAACATTAATTTCATTAATTCCACCAAAAGCATTAGGTGAATCTGTGATGTATCGGAATGTAGAAACTCCAGATGTGGAGGTATACAGTGTTCTTTCTGGTTTCTTGTTAGTTTGATAAGAGAATACGTCTGATGTAGATGTGGAGATAGAAAATGTACCAGCGTATACACTATCTTGAATAATAATTTTAGAACCTGCATTTACGGTTCTATCTGGTAATGCGTCTCTCTTAGAAACTTCAATAGTATCTAAAGTAATTGGAGATAACTTATAATATAAAGGACTTGGTACGTTATCTGTCAATTCCAAATCTACTGTTGCACCAGCGACACCTGGAGTTCCCTCTCTTGTAATTTCTGTGGAAATTCCAACGCCATCATACCTAGTTACAAAGTTTTCATCTTCAAAGAACTCCAGTTTTAGATCTTGCATCGATCCATCAGAAACTGCAAATCCAACAGTCTGGCCTCTAGTAACCACTAAATGTGGATTAATTCTGGAGATCTTGTGTACACCACCACCAAAACTAGTAATACCGACATAACTACCACCAAACTTAGTAGCGTCAGAATAATTTGTAGATAATCTAAATTGATTATCGTTTATCTTTTGAACAAAGTACTCTCCACGATCACTCAATGGTGTAATTTCTGATGATCCAGATTCATAAAGAATCTTGTCTCCATCACTAAATCCATGATTGGTGATTGTAATTAAAGAGTTAGTTACACCAACACCAATAGATGTTGATCCAGCAGAAACATAATATCCATCTACAAGAGTTTTTCTAGAAAGAGTGTCATATTCAATAGTTTTTACAATTCTTGTATTTGGTTTGAGATCTAACTTTACACTATCTCCTGTCTTCAGAGTGTGTGGTTTGACAGTTCTTACACTTACATCAAATCTATCAGCTGTACCAAGATATCCTTTGTTGGTTTCTTTGAAGAAGTGTTCTGTACCTTCACCAATTACCTTGAAATAAAGTGACGTAGTGGTTGTACCAATACCAGCAATAGTAGTTGAAATTCCTAAAAGATCATTAGATTTTTTAACAGCGTATACAAACTGACCACTTGTTAATTGGAACTCATTAGAAAGATCAACACTATTGGAAACAGTAACCGCAGCCCCTGTTGGGCCAGCGTTATAGATTAGTTTTTGACCCGTTACAAAGCCATGATTTGTTATAGAAATAGCATTATCTGCCGTGGATCCTTCTGGTGGTAACTCATGATCATTAAGGATTGTTTTATCAGTTGCCTGTACACGAGTAACAACTGTTGTGCCAATACCAGTGATAGTGAGAACTACCCCAGTAGTTCCAAATCCAATAGTAGACTGTGGATTGAAGACAATTTTTCTATTTGGTTTTGTAATCTCATCTGTTTTGACACCAACTGGATATGTAAATCTTCTTTGATCAACATGAACCACTGCACCTTGGAAGTGAGTATTTCCAAATCCAGCCTGTCTGCGAACTCTATAAAGATTAAAACCAGTATCTACACTGAGAACTGTCAGTCTTTCCGTTCCAATACCAATCGTATCATCTACTTCAATAGATCCCTCCGATGCAGAAACATCTAACCTGATATTAGTGGTGATACCAGTCGTTGAAGGCAATTCAAGAGTTTCTTGTAACTTTGCGGTTACAGAGGAAACCGAAATTACTGCAGGGCCCTCAGCAAACTTAAGTTCTCCAGTAGAAATACCAGATATTACAACAATGTCTTTATCGTTGAAACCATGAGATGTCGTCGCAATACCAGTTATGGTTGAATTTGAATATTGGAAAGAAATATTTTCTACTTGTTTTGTGGAATATTCGACAGTAGACAGCCCCATTCCAACAAGAGTTTTAATTTTCGCAGTAGCTCCTTTTCCGCCAGAGTTATCATTATTAAAACTTACACGATCACCAACATTATAATTCAATCCAGGTAGAATAACGGTGACCGTGTTAATACCCGTAAGTTCTGTAGATCTTACAATCAATTCGGTATCATCAATCTGATTTGTGGTGAGATAATCATAGTTGGAGTTAGAAGCACCAAATTTATAATAGAAAGTATTTCTTACAAGATCACCACTATTCAAAATATCCAGAGACTGCAATGATCCTGGGTTCTCATTAAACTCATCTTTTTTGTACTTAAATCCATTCAGGACATATGGGAATGCAGGTTCTCTTGTGTTTACAAATGGCGATTGAGAACTATTGGTAGCCTGAATGGTGCAGAAGTATGCATATACACCATCTGGAAATTCTGGTGTCTTACAGAATCTACCATTAAATTCATCCAAATCACCATCAGCAGTATAAGCATAGTCATCAACAAAAGATCCCAATGGGAATATAGAGACTGGTGGTCTATTACCTCTAGAAATCTGGGTGTAACTAGGAACCATCCTTCTTACAGCTCCTCCACCAACGGTTCCATATCCGTATGGGCCATAGATAGGAGATCCATCATAAGCCCAACCAAGAATTGGTGAGTGATTTACTGTAGCCTTTTCACTGAAATCACTTTCAATATTATCATCAAGTACACGTCTCAATACCCTAGAGGCATATGCATGGGCATATTTTAATCCAAAGGTTTCATTCTGACTTGGTAAAATAATGCCATCATCATTTTCATTAATGTTTGGTCTATTTTTTGTTAAGAAATCAATATTCCATTTTCTGAGGTTGGCTACAATTTTAGCACCACTACCAGAAGTTTGAACTACAACAGTTGTTTTTTCTGGAGAATATCCCTTTCCAGGGTCAACAATTGAAATATTTGTAATCACACCATCAGTTACCGTAGCAACTAATTTTGCATATTTTCCATCACCTCTAACTATAATTTCGGGAGGAGTTGCATATCCACCACCACCATCTTTTACGAATGCCCTTGCAATCTGGCCATTCTGAACAACGACATCAATCAAACCTCTAGCGCCATTGGAGACCTCTACAGAAGGTCTTCTATGGATGTTTATGGTATCGGTAGACCCATATCCACTACCCGTAGAGGTAATTGGACACTGTACGATATTTCCAACACACTTTGCTCTTAAAGATGGTCGAGAATAAGCTGTATTTGCAACACCACTGATCGTTTCAATTTCTACATGAATATCTGAATATTTAAATGTATGTTGTGCCGTTCCTTCGTTTTTAAACTTAACGTAATCTCTTTTGTTATAATTCTGTCTAGTGATAGTAGATCCAATACCAGCCGCAGCAACTCTAAATCTATCCTCGTCTAATTTCAGAACATAATAATTTTGTGTTGTGGAAAGTCCAGAGATAGGGCCATCAGATCTATATTCAACTTCATCACCATCATTAAATCCATGTTGTTTGAAGAAAACAAAACTATTTGCTGTACTAATACCAGAATTGATTTCACCTTCAGTTGTAAAATCTGAAGGAGGATATGAAGCATTGTTTACCAATGTCTTTCTATTAGAATATCCAGATCCTTCATTTGTTATTACAATACTATTAACTACCTTTCTAACTTTTGTAGACTTAAGAGAGTTAGTACCAGCACTCTTACTAGTTAAGTCAATTGGGTTAGTTCCTGATACAGCATCATCAAAAGTTGTCATGAACTGAATTTTAAAATCACTCAGAACATGAAGATAATACAATGAATTGTCTACCAATCCACCAACAGCAGCAAAACCTTCGGCCTTTTTGTAGTAAACAGATTCTCCATTTTCAAAAAGGTGTCTATCAATAAAAGTTACTGTATCAGCACTTGGATCTACACCAGTGTCTGGGTTAAATGTTCTTTCTGTAAATGTTTCTTTCAGTCTAGCTACAGCAGTGGCACCACTTCCATTTCCACCAGTAATGGTGATTTGTGGATTATTTTTAATATCATATCCACCCGATATTACTTCAATGGCTTTAAATTTTCCATTTTCAACAATACTGTAGGCAGTAGCACCAGTTCCTACAGAATCAGAGATGTTGATATTTGGTGGGAAGAGAACATCATATTCAGAACCACCATTAGTAACTTCGAGATTTTTAACTATACCATAGTAAACAGCATCTCCAGATTGATTAGATACAATTTCTACTCCATTACGAAACATTCCAATTGTCTCATTCTTAAAGTCTTTTTTAGACTCATTGAGTGATGGATAGATTGGGAACTTTCTCAGAAAATTTTGATGGGAAAGTTGTTCCCCAAATAGATCAGATGGTGTAATCTGATGTGTAGTTCCTGCACCAGTGAGAGTTAGGTATCTTTTTACAGAAGCGTCACTAATACTCTGAGACAGTCTTATATTATTTTCATCGACTTTTGTTACTGCATAGTTTGCATCTGTAGCTAAACCAGTTATTACAGTTCCACCAACACTAACTGGACGATATTTTACCAAATCTCCAGTAAAGAATCCATGACTATTAATGTTGATAACGCTGTCAGTTATATCACCAGGTACAAAAGTTTTTGTATTAGTAGTCGCATAAATTTCATACGCTGGTAAACTACCAGAGGTTACATAAACATTTTTTTCATCTTTATCTTTATATGTGTTTTGAATATTTGCTACAAAATTATTTACTTTGATATTTGTATCATTTGCATCCGCAAAAACAGTATTTGATTGTACTTTATAATCCCTATTGACATTAAGAGTGCCCGTAGTGATTGTCATTTGGAAAGCATTTGCAGAAATAACTGCAGATACTGTACCCACAACATCTTGACCAATTCCAGCACTTACATCTAATAATGTTACAGGATCACCCAATTTTAAAAGATGAGGGTCGATCGTGTTAATTGTATTTGTAACAATATCAATATTTGAAGTGTTAGTATTTACATCTTTAGCAACATTTGAAGTTGTTTTTACATTATGAATCCAAGTATTCAATCTATAATCATTGGCCAATGAATAATTACCAATAATTTTAGCTTTTAGAATATCTCCAGGATATAAGAAAGATGCATTAGTAAGTGGAGATGTTTTTGCAACCGCAGTCATTCTGAAAATAACTGGTTTTGTAATATCTCCATCTTCATATGCAAAAACCGTGTTTGAAGCACGAACAAACTGTCCTGCAGGGAAAGCCGAAGAAATACCTATTACATCCAAAAATTGTGTAGAGGATTTTTTGGAATATGTAGCAATTCCTACAGTTGTACCTGCACCAACAAAAAATGTTCCAGATTCTGGGAATCCTAGTGTCGAATCTACAGTTAAAACTGTGTCACCGATTGCAACATTATTTGTTAAAGAAGTTCCACCCGTAATATCAAAAGTACCCTTCTGAGATACTTTACCTAAACTGATAATATAGTAATCTCTTCCATTTTTTGTATTTTTGATAATATTAAAAATTGCAGCTGAAGAAAAATCATTGCCGGTTTGTCTCAAAGTTTGGCCAATGACTTTTGATGGATCTCCACTGATTAATTCAACAACAATATCATTACTTACAACATAATCTCCGTCCGATGGTGCAAATAAGTAATCAATTGGTTTGATTACTTCAACTGTTTTTGCAAAAAGTGCTCTAAAAAGAATACGGACAGCATCATCCGTACCCTTTGAAGAAAATAGATCTTTAGCCTGCCTTAAGAAATTAGCTTTATCTACTTCATTAGATAATTTACGTTCTTCAAACCCAGGAATAAAGAGTTCTTTAGTTTTTTTCCAAAATTCTTGTAGAAAAAGGTTACTTAAATTAATTACTTCAGTTTCATCTTTATGATCTAAAGCAGTACTTTCGGAAAAAACTAATTTTTCTGGTTCCGAACTCTTATGTAAAGTTTCTACACCACTAAATCCACGAATACACCCCGTAAAAGACGTGGGTGTTTTACCAGTATAGGTGATAATCTCATTATCAATTTTTAACAGACCATATTTGTCCGGCCAACCATCTGTCGATATAACATTAATAGTGTCATCAAAAAAGTTTACCTCGGACGTACATGTAGTAAGTCCAATGAGATTTTCATTACCACTAAAGGTCTCAACTTTTTGATATTGATTCAAATTTTGAACAATATCAATATTACCCCCACGATACTCTTGACCCAAATAATAGGTTTTGAGAAAATCGACAAAAAGAGGATTTTCCTCTTGAACAAAAGAAGGTAACTGACTATGGATTACCTGATTAATCTTAATCTTTTGCAGGCTGGTGTCGATCATTATTCTCTAAAGTATTTGCCGTTTGAGAAGCTAGATGTTGTAACGAAACTGGTTCCAGAAAGGTCTGCCCCAGAAGCAACCACGTCGGATACGGGTGAAATGTTGGAATTATCTACGGACAATTGGACATAAAGATCTTTTAGGCCCAAAACATCATTAGACTCAGGAATCGCTTCCACCTCAACAACGTTATCTGGTTTTGTAGTTGATACAATCCGTACTGTATCTATAAGGATTTCACCAACGTCATATTTTACTGTGCCAGCATTTTTCTTTACGATGACAGGTTCTTTATCTATTCCTATTTTAAAGAAGTAAAGTGTTCCCATTTTATCGGAAACATATTCATCAGACATATAAACAGTACCGTCAATTCCATCAACATTAAATCCTGTTGATTTAATATTAAAACCTTTTTCCCTGTTATGAAATGCGTTTCCAAAACACAATTCATACTGTGCTGGATTAGAAACGTTAGCTTCAAGATCTCTACGAATTTTCACCCGAGTAATGTTTGATGTTATAGAAACATCAGTATCATCAATAATTTTTTGAACTTTACTGTACTTGAATCTACCACCAAACTTATTCAAATCATCAGAATTTGCATAAGTATTCAAATTAGAAATTACTCCACTCTTAACAGTGTCCGCACTATCAATAGAGTTTGAGTTATAATAGACAAAACTATTCAATTCAACAAACAAGAACTTCATATCAATGAACTCTGGTTTAATACCAGCGACAGAATATCCTTTTAATTTGTCTAGAATAAATCTCTTATCAAAGTCAGAGACATACTGTCCATTTGTTGGTTTGATTGATATAAAAACTTTTCCAAACTGTGGAGGATCTGCAGATTCACCACCATATGCAACTACACTTTCTGCATTTTGATAAATTGTTGGAATAATTGTTTCATAATCTGATGCGGTAACTGCACGATATTGAGCTGCATAAAATCTAGGAGCAAGATTCTTAACTGATGAAACAGACTCAACCTCAGATCCATTTTGCGATGGAATTTGAGTAGTTATTTCAGAAATTCCACTTGTTACGTTTACGCCATCATTATCAACAAGCGTACCAGCAAATGCAAAATTTCTTACTCCATTACCAGTCTGTCCATTTGTTGTAATGTAAGATGCATTTACAACATTTCCATTGGACAATTTCTTACCTAACTGGCCGTCACCAAACAATAGTTCATATTTTTCATCCTGAACCTCTTGAATTAAGAAATTTTCGGACGTTGTTTTTACACCGACAATATTATCAACTAAATTCCATACTCTACTATTGGTAGAGGACACAGTATCATTAATTCTTACAACAATACTAGAAGTATCAACGTATGAGTTTGGAATTATAAATCTCTGATTCGCTTGAGATGTGTCTACAACGAATCTATTGGTTAAAAATGTTCCCTCTTTGATATCTATAGTGAAATTACACAATCCAGCAACAACTGGATTAGTAATATCTTTAGGAATGCAAAAGGTATAGTTAGTATTTTGATAATCTCCGACGGCCACAAGACCCGCCTTGAGGGTTAAAGATGATTTTGTTTGTCCTGCACCCAAATCAACATTAAAACTGATTCTAGCAGTTGAAGATCGCCGCGATCTTGGTACATAACCTACATTTCTTGCAAGAGCAACAATATTTTCTCTTAATGTTGCACTATCAATGAACGCTTCATTAGCGATCATGTTAGCATTATATGAGTTAACGTATGTGTTATACGCCAATGTGTCGATTAGGATCGACATATTCGATCCTTCAAAGTCAAAATCAGTGAAATTTGAGTTAGATCTCAAATAATCCTTGATCGAAGCCTTAATTTCTTCAAAATCTAGAGTTGTATACTGTGTTAAAGCCATTATTGTCTAGTTGGTTGAAGAATAAATGAAACTTCCTGTGGAGGAAAGACTTCGCCAATAATAATGTAGTTAATATCGACCGTAATTTCGTTAGAATCGGGTGGTTGTGACGCTCGAACAGAGGTCAATCTGACTCTTTTTTCAAAGTTTTCAATACAAGTGGTAATTTCTTGTTCTAATCTGAACAAAAGAGCACTATCAGCTAGTTCAAAGAGACTTTGACGGACTTCAGAACCAATCAAAGAGTTAAACGGTCTCTCTCCGTTGACCGTTTCTACTAAATTCCGCACAGATTTTTTAATGGCCGACTCGTTGGTTAACGAAATCAAGTCATTTGTTACAGGATGTCTCTTAAAACTTAAAGAAATATCCTTAAAAAATCGTGATTGGCCTATTGCTGGCATCTAACGATACACTTTGGTCTTAGATATTTATACTATTCAGTCCAACGTTCTACAAAATCATCAAAACCACCTTGACCACCACACTGTCTAGACAAACGATCCTCTGGAGGAGTCATTTTTTCTTTCTTTTTATTGTTTTCATGCATCTTGAGCCATTTTTCAGACTCATATTCAGTAATTAAAGTCATTCCTGACTCAATAAAAAGATCACCCTTGTCTACAGACCCGTCTAAATGTTGTGGATGTGACATTTTTACCTCTTAATCAGCGTCTATGCATCGTGGATCACTTCGCAATCTTCACGTTCTTTAGCAGTTTTCCAAAAATATTCATCTTCACGACCCATCCCAAGTCTTTCAAATCCATTCTCAACTTGATAAAACTCCGTTGAAACCTTGAAATCAGGCATCTTTGGATCAACAGGTGTCAAACTATTGTCATAAATTCGCATTCTATTGTTTGGATATAGTGCGAATTGGCCATTATTTAACTCAATCAAGTTGTGTGACTTATGTTCTGCAGGATTTTCACTTGTGGCATAATCGATCATGTCACAATCTTGATGATAATTATCAATTGTGCAAATATATGTTCCTTTCTGAATACCGAAGTCGCGTGTATACAATTCATAATCCATTGAACCAATGAATTGTTTATGAATAGACACTACACCATAATCCATACAGTTCCAGAACTGTAGATTAGGAAGGTTCATATCAGGATCAGGTGTCTTTGGTTCCGACACAAAGGCACTGATAGGGAGTTTATCATACATTGCTGCGTATTCTGGTAAATACGTCTCAAAATAAAAAGCGCGCCCAGGAATCGACTTAGCCGATACCCAGACGCCTTTCACAAACTCACCATGACCAAACTGATGATCTGTAAGGTATTCTTTTCTTACCCAGATCTCCTGTGATGGGAGATTGCAAATTAAAGTTGACATTAGTACAATTCGTCTTCTTTTCCTGTTTCAATGGTGCAATCCGAAGTGGGTCGGGCCACACATGTCAGAACAAATCCGGCTTCAATTTGATCATCATCAAGAAATGATTGATCTTCTTGATCTACAGTACCCTCAACAATTTTACCTGCACACGAGGAACAGGCGCCTGCACGACAAGAGTAGTTAATATCTACACCTTGTTCTTCTGCAGCATCTAGGATTGAAGTGTCTTCATCACAGACGATGTTGACTTCTCCTTCTTCAGTAATTAGGGTAACATTGTAGCTCATTTGCCTTGTCCTCGATAACGTTTTTTCTTTGCGTTTGCCGAACTGGCGGCATATTTAGTGTGTTGTCCTTGTCCTTGCCGAGTTTTTTTCGGCTTCGATTCAATGAATACTTTCCCCGTCAGGGACGCTTTGAGTTTCGCCATGTCTTACATATTCAATAGTGGATGGATCAGGGTGACCTGACTCGTAATATTGTAGAGCCAGGTCTTGAATTTTGTCAAGTGCATCTTCTTCGTCATTGGTCGAGTGAACGAGCTCGCCGCTGACGTACACCTCAAATAACCCGAGTTTTTTCATGGCCAACGCGAATCTTAGGATCACACCAGATTTCGAGTCCTGCTTTCTTGGCATCGAGGCAGAACGACACGTCTTCACCACACATGTCCTGTACCTCACCACTCTCAAAGACTTGCATCTGAGGAGCAAACCAAGGGTACTCAAGGTTCTCAAAGACACCTTTCTTGATCAGAACCCAACCAAAACCTGTGTAGTCCACAGTGAATGGTTTGCGACGTTTTGAGATTGTCTCAACGGTTTCGTGGTTCATCACACCACGGTTCTTCACAAAGTCATCCTCTTCAAGCCAGTGAGCAACGG